ACGTAATGGCACATACAGCATGTTCTTGCCTCGTTTCGCCGAACAGCGTCTCGACAAGAAGAAAGCCGATACGCTCAAGCAAATTCAGGATCAATTCGCAGCTGCAGCCGAATCATTACTATGAAATTGCTCAAGACAAACATCATGGACCGCGATCTGTGCGAGGAACTAAGGAAGGTTCCTCGCTCATTCACACAAGGCAGAATTTATTCAGGAGAGCAGTCGAACATCAGCATTGAACCAAACATACGAATGGTGTTTGAAAGTGATGTCAATCATCCTGAGTTTGAAGAGCTGTACAAACAATTCGTCTATGATCGACTTGTGCCTTTCTTCAAATTGCCAGAAAACATATCATATGATATGACATACATGCGATATTTCCCAGGTTTCTTCTTCAGCAAACACAGAGATCAAACAGAAGCACGCACTAAGACGAAACCCAAGGTTCGTATTGTTTCTGTCAGCATTTGCGTTGCCGATGAATACGAAGGCGGTGATTTAGTCTTGTACGATGAGAATGGTGTTGCTATCAACAACCATTTGACAGCTGGTTCACTCCTTGCCTTCGATTCGACTATACTACATGAGGTGAAGCCAGTTACAACAGGTGTTCGTGATGTCATCGTTTCCTGGCTCAAATTGCCTAACATGAGCGAGGAATATGAAGCTAAGAATTTGGAGCGATGTACATCTTGAGTTCGGTGAATTAGTTTGGACCAAACACGAAGATGACAAAAACACCGTGCTAGTGATAGCCGGTGATTTGTTTGTTTGGAAGCAGAAAGAAGAAGGTCAACGATTGTTGCGTGAGTTGTGTGACAACTTCAAGGCAGTTGTGTACGTCTGCGGCAATCACGAATTCTATCATTCTGAGATCAGCGAAGTCATCAATGGGCAATACCAATTTGCACTAGAAATCCCCAATCTGTTCTTTCTTCAAGATGACTACTGTGTCATTGATGGTGTGCGCTTTGTCGGCAGCACATTATGGACAGACTTGAACAATGCTGATGATATTGTCATGCAACAAGCTCGCATGTGCATGAACGACTATCGCAAAATTCGTTATTATGATGTCAATGATGATCGTGAACGCGAATTGCGTCCATCAGATGTTATTGCAATGAATGACAAAACACGTGATGTGCTTGCGAAGAATTTGTTCAATCTCTACGATAACAAGACGGTGATCGTGACACATCACCTTCCTGATGTCAAATATGTCAACGGTTATGCTGACGGGTTGTTGCAATATGCCTATGGCAACACTTTGATGGACACCTACTTTGGTGCGTCAAATCTGGTGATGTGGATTCATGGGCATGCACATATTCGTCAAGAGTATGAGATCAATGGTGTGAAGGTTGTTGCTAACCCACGTGGATACATTGGTCATCAACACATAGCCTATACATTCCAAGATGATAAGGTTTGGGAGATATGATCCTTACTCACAACAATTTGTTAACAGAAGATCAAGCACAACACATTATTGACACGCCTCGTCAAATGCGTTGGGGTAAAGTGCATATCGCGCGTGGTCGTGAAGTGCATGAGGTTGATTTCAAGAGACGCAAGGTGTGGTTGGGTGAAGCAAACGAACCTTTTGTACAAGAGATCCTACAGCCATACATCATGGATGTTGTCGTTCCAACGTATGACATATGCAAACGTTTCAATGTGACAGAAGATAAGATCAGCTTCAACACCATCATGTGTCAATATGATGTTGGTAGTTTCTTCGAAAGACATCAAGATCAACCAGATGTGATGACGCAAACTCAACCACATTATCGCGTTGCATCAATCATCGTTGGGTTGTCGAGTGATTATGACGGTGGTCACTTGATCGTGTACGGAAAGGATTACAACGTTGACATGCGCACGATGCGCGGAGATGTTTTGGTGCATTATCCAGAAAATGAGCACGAAGTGCAACCAGTGACTGCTGGTACACGATACAACTTGGCATGCTGGGTCAAAATACCCAATCCATACAGGAATTGATCATGGTTAGACGCAAAGAATGTACATTCGAAAAAGCAAAGGAATTGCTAAAAGAAAATCCAACTGCAATCATCTATGATGTGATGGTTAAAATTGATGGCCATTGGCATTATGGTGATCTAATGACAATAGAAGAATGGAAGGAATGTGTGCGTTCTACCATGTTTATTGATGACGATGGATGGGGTGATGTGCTTGATGAGGTTGGCAATTATATTGGAAGATGTGCACCTTCTCGCGCACGATCACTCTCTGTTCACTCAGCCTACATCCTTTGGTACAACAAGTAAACATTGGATAAATACGCCTGGGTGTAAACCCACAACCGGGAGTTTCCAATGCGCTCAGAAAGAACTGTGTTTTGTGATCATTGTAAAACAGTTCGTGATGTTTCAGGGGTGAAAGCGCCAGTGTACTATGTTGAGAAACTCATGGACAGAGAGTTGTTTGTTCTGTCCTTCATCTGCGACTTGTGTGACAGTCACACTGTCTCCTCAATTCGTGAACCCTTTGGTGACTGAATGAGCTAATATACTGCTCTTAAGCAACTCGATGATTTAAAGAATGCGGCTACCAGTATCTCTTCAGACTGAATCCAAATATACACCTTACCAATTGTATAGAATGTATCTCGCACTCAAGCTACATTTCAGCAGTGCGAGCTATGATGTGTTCAAGTACAATGGTAAGGTGAGTGCATCTGAAGAGTCGTTTGACACTCGCAAAGACAAATACAAGTTTGTCAAATTGTCGAAGCATAAGGACCCTGCAGGGCTACTGGTGGCCAATTTTATTCAGAACCCGAAGTTTTGGGTTGGATCAATTGATGATCCTGAGTCTGAACAAGTCTACTTGCAGTGGCTCAAGGTCCAAGAGTCACTCGGTTACACATTTTCTCAAGAGATGAAGAAGCTCTTTGATGGCAAGAGTATGGATGACGTTCTGTATGTCCCAGAAGGTCAGCACCCGCTTTTGCTCTCCAAGCATTTGCGTGGAGAGGTGTCTGTTGAGAACATCGCCATTCTGCAGGACATCCTCAACTTCGTGCCCTATTGGGATGAAAGCATTGCTGATCCTGTTTTGTGGAAGGAAATCAGAATGCTGTTGCTCAAGTACAAACCATTCTTAGAGTTCAGCCGAGAGGAATATCGGAAGAAGCTAGGGCAATACGTTGACCTACAGTCGTGAGACAGATGGTCTGATTCGTATATCTACTCGTGCCTAATGGCATCGAGCTTACATCATGTTGTGGCAGTACCGCCATTGTGAATAAGCATCATACAAGAAATACATCACAATACAAGGAATACACAAATGGCAATCAATTTCGCAGAACTCAAGAAGCAGCGCAAGTCGGACTTCGAGAAGATCCAAAAGGAAATCGAAAAGGTCTCCCAGAAGGGAGGTGCTAATGACGATGCATCCTATTGGCAACCGACTTTGGACAAGGCAGGCAATGGCTATGCTGTGATCCGCTTCCTTCCTGCACCTCCAGGTGAAGACGCAACGTTTGTTCGTCTATTCACTCATGGTTTCAAAGGTCCTACTGGCAAGTGGTACATCGAGAACTCGTTGACCACGCTTGGTAAAAAGGATCCGGTTGGCGAACTCAATTCACAGCTGTGGAACTCCACCGAAGATGACAAGAGCCCAGAGCGCGAACAGGCTCGCAAGCAGAAACGTCGTCTTGGTTTCACCTCCAACATTCTTGTGATCAAGGATGCTGGCAATCCTGACAACGAAGGTAAGGTCTTCAAGTATAAGTACGGCAAGAAGATCTGGGACAAGCTTCAGGCTGTCATGTATCCAGAAGGTGGTGAAGAAGGTTTCAATCCATTCGATCTCTGGGAAGGCGCAAACTTCAAACTGCGTATTCGTACTGTCGCTGGTTTCAAGAACTACGACAATAGCGCATTTGATGCACCGGCTCCTCTGAGCGATGATGATGAGGAACTCCAGAAGATTTGGCAGTCTGAATATTCACTTGCTGCTCTGATTGCTCCTGATCAGTTCAAGAGCTATGAAGAGCTGGAGAATCGACTCAAGGAAGTTCTTGGTGATGCTGCAAAGCCAGTAACCAAGAATGCTGAATCTCTCGGCTTCGAAGCACCAGCTGCTGAATATCGTCCGCGCAACACACCGAAAGCTGCTGAGCAACAAGCAGCACCGGCTATTCATGATGATTCAAGTGATCAAGAAAATCTTGACCAGTGGTTTGCTGAACTGGGAAAGTAAATTCAACTGTCTGTTTGAATGTTGGGGAGAGCGCAATGCTCTCCCCATTTCATTTTGTCTATATCTTTCTGCTCTAGAAAACGTTCCTATCAAACATGAGCTCTAAATTCTGCAGGAGTTGTTGCTGACAACGGTGCTTGATTGACTGTCTGATTGTTCTGTACATTATTGACGACAGGAGCAACAACTGCTGGTGTTGTTGATGCTGCTTGTTTTGCTGACTGATTGGTCTGTGCCAGCTGAGCGCCAGCCATTGATGACGAACCAGACAATGAAGATGGAGCAGAAGCAACCATGGATGATGAGATATCAGATGCGATGTTTGCTGCTCTTGCAGCACCACCAGATGCTTTGTTGCCAGCGAATCCATCATAAGCACCAGCGCCAGAAGCATCCTTCGGCAATGATGCCCACTCAAGAGACAGTTGCTTCTGAATGCCAGCAACACCATCCTTGGCACCAATGCGAACACGATGCTCGAACAAAGCACGACCCATCTTCTCTTGATTCTCTGGTGAGAACTTGTCTGACAATTTCAGCCCTGCCCATTTTGCTGCTTCCAACAGTGTTGTCTTTGGCAAGAACTGATATTTGCCAACAGCACCAGTAATGGTCTTTGTGATCTGACCAATTGTCATCTCAGTCAAACCAGGAATTGGTGCACCATGATGTGCATTGTAACCCGCAGCACCAGACTCTCCTTTGGCAATTTCTGGAGACAATTTCTTCCACAGTGCATCCATATCAATGTTATTTGCAGATAGAGATTGATTGTTTTGTTTCTGCAAACGACCACGAGCACTCATCTGTGTGGTGTATGCATTAACATATGATGACTGTTCTTGATCAGAACCGAATGTGCGACCAAGGAAGCCGCGACTATCACTCACAATCTTGTTGAGCTGTGCTTTGTCCTGATCAGTTGCATATCCTTGCTTCTGGATCTTTTGTCCGATATCATTCCACTGTTTCTGTTGATTGACGTCGAACTTCTCTTCAAACTTTGCTCCAGTTGCATCTTCTCTGATCTTGCGGTCAGTTGTCTGTGCGACTGTCTCTTCCTGCTTCTCATATGCGCCCATATGTGCATACTTGAGCAATGCATCAGGAATGATTTTCTGTACGGAAGCAGGCAATGATGACAATATCTTATGAATCACATCTCGTGGATCGAAGTCAGCAATTGCTTGGAAGACATCATGAATGTGATCCAGCAATTTGTTGAAGACACCTTCATTCTTACCATCACCAGAGAACCAGTTGTTGAATGCTGTGATTGCATCTCCAACCCAACCAACCAGTGTTTTGAATCCATCTGCTAGTTTGCCAATCCATCCTGTTGTCTTGTCAAGACCATCAGCAAAACCAATGAACAGCGGAATGAGCAATCCCTTAATCACACCAGACAGACCATCCAATAGTTTCATGAAGGAAGAATCACCACCGCGCCTGAACACACGGTTCTCACGCGGCTTTTTCTTTTCCTCATTGTCCTTTTCTTCGTTCTGCTCTAAGTTATTGCGTTCTTGCTGAGCATCAATCTGTTGCTGTCTTTTCTTGGAATCAGAAACTGCACGGATGAATGTCTTGAGGAATGTGCTGTTGTTTCTATGTGCTCTGACCAGTGTGTCCAGCATCTCTGTCTGTTCACTGATCTTCTCATTCATATACGACACCAATGATGTGATGTTGTCTAGAATGCCAAACAGATGATTGTCACGTTCCTTTGCTTCAGCTGCTGCCTTGGAAGCAAATTGTCCTTGCGCATTCTTCCACATTACCTTGCCGTTCTTATCAACAACGCGAGTGAGCTTCTCTGGCTCTTCTTGCTTGCGTTGAACAGCACGTGGTGAAGCATTGATGTTACCAACCTTCACACCAGCAACAATTGCTTTCTGCAAAGAGCGAATTGCTGACACCATCGTATCAAGCAATTCGCTCTGATAATTCATCTGCTCGCTTTGATACTGCGATGCTTTTGCTGATGTCTGCGTGGCATCCAAGATCCCCTTTTGAATCGAGAGGAACTGTTCCTGAGCGGTTGGTCCGTCATTAAACAAACGGGGAAGGAGTGCCATTTCTTATCACTTCTGATCTGTGGTTGCTGGTTGATTCAGTGCATCGAATGGCGTTGTGCCATTGCCAATATCAGCCACTGATGGTTTCTCTGGCTTGAGCTTGGCAATATGTTCCCATGTTGATGTACCAATGTACGCACCAATGATGGTGGTGGTTGCCATGTAAAACCAAGAGATGACAGAATCGAGCGCTGCCATCCTTTGTTGCGGAACAAAGAAGAACATTGCTGCTGTTGCCAGAATCATGGCAGCCAAAGCCACCCATGACATCCTGCGCTTGGTCTTCCAACGTTCTTGTTCGATCTGTACCTCAGCCTTCATGGTGAGATAGTTGAACTTTGCTGCAGCAACGTCTTGTGCTGCAGCTGATGACTCTTGGAAGTCATCATACTTGGTTCTTGTTGTTTGTTGTGTGGTGTCAGCCATCAGGAGTTCTCTCGTTTGTGGTCATCCATGATCATTTGCACGTAGATGTCTCGTTCAAAGGGCAACCATTCAAGCACATCCGCATCGCTGTATCTATGTGGTTCTTTGCGCAATGCATGCATGGTTCGATAGTAGTTACCCAAGTCTTGGTAGCCGACACTTACTCGAAAAAATCTTGTAGCCCTTGCAGACGGAATGTCTTATCTGTACCGTCTGCTGCTTTGTAATGCACATCCAAGTAAATGTATGGCATGTCTTCCAAGAACTCTTGAATTTTCTTGAATTGGTCAGCATTCAATGACTGCAAGAACTCATCAAGTTCTCCAGGATCAGCACTCTTCACATCATACACATCTTCCTTATCATAGATGCTAACGATGATCTCCTTGAACAACTCGAATGCCAACTGTGTCTGTTCTGTGCCATCAGTGTTGAAGTTTGCCAGCTTATCGATCACAGAGAATGTTGGATAGCGTAGCACTACACCAACGCCTTGTTCTTCTGACAAAATCACCTTGTTGCTGAGTTTTGCCTTGTTCACCTTCACATCATTCAGATCAACCTTGATGTTGATCTCTTTGTCATCCTCTGTCATGCGCAATTCGAGGATGTTGCTCGCGCTCTTGCTACGCAATTGTAGAAACAGCCATTCAATGTCAAACGATGGCATTTCGTCCACATCCAGCTCATCCTGTACACAATTGTTGATGATCTGCTTCATTGCAAGAACCATGCTCTCTGTGTCTTGAGCAGCCTGTGCAATCAGGAGGATCTTCTCCTCACGAACAGTGAATGGACGGAATGTGATTTTCTTGTTGTTGGATGGGAGATTTGTGGTAAACAGCGGTTGTTGGATTTTTGGAAGCATGATTAGAATAGACTCGAGAGTTGATTGAATGAATTGACAACAGCATTGATGTTGATGTTGCCAGAGGCAATGCTGTTGAGAGCGTTTGCAAGATCAGGCGCACCAATGAAACCAGAAGTGATGCTCTCTGCTTGTTGGATGAATGCCTTCTTGCTGCTGTTGGATGCGGCGTAGCCAAGGTTTGCGATGTCTGCAATCCACCCTGCGTTCAGAACAATGCCGCCAGAACCGCCTTGGTAGGATGCTGCTGTGTTCTTCTGTAGTGTGTGATAGCGATAGGCAAATGTGACAGAGAAGGAAGCAATAGCGCCATCATTTCCCCAATCCATCTGTACATCAGACATGCTGATCGGGAATGCATCATAGAGCGTATAACGCAGAATCTCTGTGGGATTGGTTCCAGGTGCTTCATTGTATGCATACAACTCAAGATTGGTCATGTAGTTGGATGGATATTGAACCTCTCCATATGACGCGCCCTGATAGGTCTGAGCAGGATCATAGAATGTCACGGTTGAACGCAACCACTGATCAAACATCGCAACACTCTGTCCGTTACCATCACAATAGAATGTCAGAGTGACGTCAGGATGCAGCACATCGTAGGGAATCTTCTGGGAAGGACCGTAACCCCAGCGGCGCTCATCACTGGTTGCCAATGTGATGCCTGGCAGATTTGCACCAGAACAGAGATAGATGAGGAAAGATGGATCTTGACCAGAAGCAGACATGAATCCTGGAATGCGAGCAATGTTTGCCATGAAGTATGCAGGACGAATGAATCCGAACTGCACACCATTTGACTTGAATTCATCGACATTGAATGGCATTTCTTCTCTTATCCTTTGTTGATGATCTTTCGCGAATCGCTCCAGACCTTTTCTTTTGTAGCTTTCTTGAATTGCTCGCATGGAAGGAACAGAGCAGCCTGCCATTCATTAGGATGAATGTAGATGTATTGCGAACGCACATGCTCATTTAGATAGTGCTTGACGCAAGGCTTGAACCAACGATAGCGAGACGATGCCTTCAGAATTTGATAGGCGCGAGCACCCAATTTCATCTTGGTGCTGTCATCAAACTTCTGATTCGTCAACCTGTCTGTCCACAGAGCATCCATCAGCTTTGCACGAAGAGTCGGCGGCAGATAGTGCAGATTCAACCCATAGAATCCCTCTGGCACTTGCTTGTATGGCAAGATCAATGGGAACGTGTCGTAGTAGGGCAACTCTTTCTTCAACTTTGGATCATATACCATCAGATACATGTTGCCAGGAAACCAGACTGGTCCTGTCCTGTCGTATTGCGAGGTGAACTTGGATGGACGAACACTCGCCATCGACACACTCGATGCCTTCGCTCTGAACCAGTCCATCGATTTCTTTGTGTTCTTGACCACAATGCCC